AGGCACAGCTCGCGCCTAAGATTATGGGCGATGGCATTAACTCAATCTACAACTTTACATTCCCTGTAATCGGTAGACGAGATGCTATGGCTGTTCCTGCTATTAAGCGATGCCGCGATCTTCTCTGCACAGTCGGATCTATTCCGCTAGAGTATAAAAAGAAGTCTACTGGAGAAGCTATTGGAGCTCCACGATGGGTGCATCAACTATCTAAGTCACAGCCACAGTTTGTAACTGTCAGCTACTTGGTAGATAGCCTTTTATTCTTTGGGCAAGCCTTCCTAGAAGTTACAGAAACATATCAGGAAGATAACCGCCCTGCATCATTCGAGTGGGTTGCTAACACTCGCGTTACCTTTGATCTAGATATTACTAACACTTTTGTTACACAATATTATGTTGATGGATCACCACGCCCGATGTCTGGTCTTGGATCTCTAGTTACATTCCAATCATTTAATGAGGGTGTGCTTACAACAGGTGCAAGAACAATTCAAGCTGCTATTGATATTCAAAAGGCTGCTGCTACAGCTGCACAAACTCCGATGGCTACTACAGTGTTAAAAAATACAGGAGCAGATCTACCACCTGCTGAAGTTCAAGGCTTATTGGCTTCATGGAAATCAGCTCGCCAGAATCGTTCAACTGCATATCTAACATCTACTTTAGAAGCGCAGAATATTGGCTTTAGTCCTAAAGACATGATGTACAACGAGGCAATCCAAAATCTTGCAACTGAGATTAGTCGATTGTGCGGCATCCCTGCTTACTACTTGTCAGCAGACCTCAACACATCTATGACATATGCAAACATTATCGATGAGAGAAAACAATTAGTAGCACTAGCGTTCCAGCCATACATCTCTGCAATTGAGCAGCGTTTAAGCATGGATGATATATCTACTGCTGGTCACTATGTAAAGTTCGATCTAGATTCTACATTCTTGCGCGTTGAACCTATGGAGCGCTTGCTAGTTATAGAAAAGATGCTTTCACTTGGTTTAATTACAATCGAACAAGCTATGCAGATGGAAGATCTAACACCTAATGGAAGCGAAGGCTAATGGAAAACTTATACATCGAAGCCACAATGATTGAGTGCAACGAAGAAAAGCGCGAAATCACTGGCAAGATAGTGCCCTTTGGTAATGATGAAATTGGCAGCACTAATCTTGGATCCTATACTTTTGAGGCAGGATCTATTGAGATCGCAGACCCAACAAAGATTAAGCTCTTATCACAGCATGACATGAAGAAGCCTGTTGGTCGCATGATCTCAGCTCAACAAAAAGAAGATGGCATTTATGCAACCTTTAAGCTAAGCCGTTCACAGGCTGGCACAGATGCCCTCATTATGGCAAGCGAAAATTTGGTTTCAGGTTTAAGCATAGGCGCAGAGATCCTTGCATCTAAGCCATCACGCAACGGACACACAGTCGTAACAGCGGCTAAGTTAAAAGAAGTTTCTCTCGTAACAGAGCCAGCCTTTAAGTCTGCTCAGGTGCTAGAGATCGCAGCAGAGGAAGTTACCCCTGCTGAAGAAAACCCAACTACAGAAAGCGAGACAGCCGTGGAAGATACCACTTCAGCAGTCGAAGCAACACCTGCAGTAGAGGCAGCACCTGTCGAGGCTGCTCGCCCTACTGTAACAGCGATGTACTACACATCTCCAAGAATCGAAATCACAAAGCGTAACTACTTGGAGAACACACTAAAGGCTAACCTCTTTGGTGATGATGAATCTCGTCAATGGCTACGCGCTGCTGACAACGATCAGACAACAGGTGCAGGATTTATCCCAACACCACAAAGCACACAGCTACTTAACTTCCTTTCTAACGCAGATCGCCCAATGATTGATTCAGTTTCTCGCGGAACAATGCCAGAATTTGGAAAAACATTTGAGTTGCCTAAGATTACTGAAGTGCCTCTAGTCGATCAGATCGATGAGAACTCACCAGTAACAGAGTCACAACTTGAAGCATCATTTATCACAGTTACAAAGAAGTCCTTTAAGGGTCGTGCAATCACTACTCTAGAATTGCTAACAAACTCAACACCAGCGTTTCTAGATGAGCTTCTTGTCCAGATGGAATACGCTTACGCAAAAGATACTGAAGAATTTGTAACAACTGCTATTCAGGGCGCAGGTACTCTTAACGCAACAGCACAGGCTAACTCAGCAACAGGTTTGCTAAGTTATGTTTCAAGCGCAGCAGCGGCTGTATATTCAGCATCACTTGGTTTTGCTCGCAACATGGTTGTCACACCAGAGCAGTGGGCTAACATCATGTCATACAATGATGCTGGTCGACCAATTTACATCGCTGCAAATCCTCAAAATAATGCAGGAGCACTTTCACCAACAAGCCTGCGCGGTAATGTTGCAGGTCTTGATCTTCGTGTATCTCGTTACATGAAGGGTTCTGGTGGAGTAGGAACAGCAGATTATTCAATGGCTGTTATTAACCCAGATGCTTACACATGGTACGAGGGTGCTCGTCAGCAGCTTCGTACTAATGTTAACTCAGACGGAACTGTAGACATTCTACTATTCGGTCAGGGAGCACTTGCCACTAAGTTAGCGGCTGGCGCAAACTGGTTCAACCTAACCTGATAACTAGGTAATTAAGTCGCTCTGGGGAGTAGTAGCCCTCTACTCCCCAGAGTCTTTAGAAAGGACATCATGGCACTTACAACAGTCACAGAACTCCGTAGCACTCTTGGAGTCGGTACTTTGTACACCGATGCCGTCCTTCAGGAAGTATGCGATGCTTCAGATGCAGTTTTACTTCCAATGTTATGGGCACCAAAATGGTTTACAGTTGCACATGAAAACACAGTAGGTTCAGGCACTTTATACTTTAATGACAATGTGCGCGAAACATTTTATGTAGGTCAAAGCGTAACGATTGCTAACTCAGGCAGCTTATATAACGGCACTAAAACAATTACCGCCGTTAATGCTTTTTCAATTAGCGTAAACACTACTCACGCGACTGCTCAGGGTTATCATCCGATTTATCCTTACGGATCTGTATCGATTACGAATTACACAGATTGGACAACCGATATGGCAGTCCAGCAAGCAGCTCTTATGATATCTGTTGAAATCTGGCAAGCGCGTACAGCCACCCTTTCAGGCAGTAACGCAGTCGATTTCCAGCCAAGCCCTTACCGAATGAGCGCACAGCTTCTCGCTAAGGTGCGAGGATTGATCGCTCACGCACTTGATCCGCGTTCGATGGTGGGATAATGCCCGTTGCCATCACTACCCTTCGCACCACATTAGCCACCGCCCTAGTCGATAACGCTAAGTGGCAGACTTTTGCATTTCCACCGGCAACAGTCCTTGCTAACTCTGTAATCGTGTCACCAGATGATCCTTACCTGACACCAACCAATAATCAACACATTGGCATTAGCCCAATGGCTAACTTTAAGATAATTATGACTGTGCCTTTATTCGACAATGAAGGCAACCTAAACGGGATTGAGGACACAGTCTGTGGCGTGTTTGCAAAGCTCGCTGCATCATCTTTGACCTATAATGTAAGCGCAATAAGCGCACCAAGTATTCTCAACGCTGCTTCGGGTGACCTTCTCAGCTGCGAGATGTCCGTATCAATCCTAACGAGTTGGAGCTAAACATGTCCGAGTGGGAACAAGAAAACGCTGACTTCCTGAAGAAAATCGGGCAAGTAAGCACACCAGCACCAAAGCCAGTAACTACTAAGAAAGACGAGGAATAATCTCATGGCTGTATTTCTAAATAACAAAGTCGGTGTGAAGATTAACACTGTTGATCTTTCTGACCATGTCACAGCAATCACTATTAACCGCACATTTGATGAGCTAGAAGTCACAGCTATGGGCGACACAGCACACAAGTTCGTTAAGGGCTTGGAAGCATCTACTGTAACAATCGACTTCTTAAATGACACAGCATCAGCAAATGTATTGGCAACATTACAGGCAGCATGGGGTACAACAGTCACATGTGTATTCCTACAGGAAAAGGGAACAGCAGTTTCTGCTACTAACCCTCTTTACACTGTATCATTGCTAGTCAATAACACTACAGACATCAATGGTGCTGTAGGCGATATGGGTATGCAGTCAATCACATTCACTGCTAACTCAACAATTGCAGTAGCCACAACAGGCACATTCTAAACAACTAACAAAGGGGCAAACTCATGGCAAAACTAAAGATAGTTCGTACAGATGGAAGCGTACTAGAAGGCGAAATCACTCCAGCAGTGGAGTACTCATTCGAGCAGTACGCGAAAAAGGGCTTCCATAAGGCGTTTCGCGATGAAGAAAAGCAGAGCGATGTCTATTGGTTAGCATGGGAAGTAACACGCAGGTCAGGTGAAACTGTTAAGCCTTTTGGAATGGACTTTATCGAAACTCTAAAATCAGTTTCGGTCGAGGATTCAGACCCTTTAGCTTAAAGCGCGATCTTCCGTTCACCTACCTAATTGCTAGGCTGAGCATTAGGTTGGGAATCGCGCCACAGCAGTTGTTAGATCTAGATAAGGTTATGCTCGATGCATTAGTGCAAGGGCTTAAGGATGAAGCGAAGGAGTCTCAAGATGCCAGCAAGCGTCAAAGGCGGCGTTGAACTCCGCAAGGCACTTCGCAAGTTTACACCTGATCTAGCCAAAGAAACCCAAAAAGAAATTAAACTTGCAATCCAGCCAATTTCGAAATCGGCTAAGGGTTATGTACCTGATCGCGGAGAAGTATTAAGCGGATGGTTGCCTCGTCAAATGTCAGAGGCAACTTTTCCATTTTTCAATCCTTCTTTAGTCAAGTCAGGTATTGGCTTTAAGACAACTCCATCAAAAGCCAATTCAAGAGGCTTCAGAGCTCTTGCTCAAGTGTTCAATAAAACTAGAGCTGGAGCAATTTACGAAAGAATGGGCAAGGTAAGCCCTGACAGTAGATTTGTTCTTAACCAAGATGGAAAGTTCCGCGCACCACTTAAAGGCAAGAATCGCATGCAAGGTCGTGTCCTTTATCGTGCCTACGATGAAAACAACGGCAAGGCAAGAGAAGGTGTTCTTAAAGCCATTTCAACAGCAGCCACTAAACTTAATCAACGAGCGACAGTGAGAGGCTAAACATGGCAAATGTAGTCATTGACATTGCAGCGGAGTTCACTGGCAATAAAGCCTTTAAGCAAGCGGAAAATTCAACGGAAAAACTTACCAAGAATGTAAAAAAACTTGCTGCTGCTGTTGGTCTTGGTTTTGGTACTGCTCAGGTTCTTGCTTTTGGTAAAGCATCCGTTAAGGCAGCACTTGAAGCACAGGCTCAACAAGAGCGATTGGCTAACCTTGTAAAGGTGACAGTGGGTGCAACCGATGCACAAATTCAAGCCCTCAATGACCAAGCAGCAGCGTTGCAAGCCATTGGTGTGGTAAATAAAGAAAACATTACCCAGACCCAATCACAACTAGCAACATTTAATCTTCAGATCGACACAATTAAAACCCTTACCCCTGCCATCCTTGATTATGTAACAGCGGAAAAGGGCGCAGCAGCTTCTGCTGATCAATTCAAGCAGATGACTAACGGACTTGCCCAGGCTCTTAACGGCAACTTTGCATCTCTGACTAAGGTTGGCTTTGTTCTAGATGAACAAACTAAAAAGACTATTAAGTCTGGAACAGAGACCGAGCGAGCAGCAGCTCTTGTCAAGGTGCTCGATTCAACCTATAAAGATTTTAATAAGAATCTTGCTAACACACCTACTGGTCAAATGCAGAAATTGGCTAACGCAGCCGATGATGCTAAGCAGATTATTGGTGAAGGTCTCATCGATGCCCTTGTGGGATTAGGCGAAGATAAAAGCGTTCAGAACTTAGCCACTAGCATGCAGAACTTTGCTACACAGACAGCCAATGTAATTCGCGGAATCGGCAAGTTAATTGAAAAGATTCAGTCTCTCGATGACAAACTTCCTGATTGGCTCAAGTTTGATATAGGAATGGTTCCTATTGTTGGTGCTTGGTGGAACATTGCAAGCGCAGCAGGAACATTAGCGGCTGTACAAAAGTCTTCTGATAATCAGCATCTTCAATCGCTACAACAGCAATATAAGATCACTAACAAAATAGCCAATACCACTAGAAAACTGACAGCCGATGAACTTAAAAAACTAAAGGCTAAGCGATTACAGAATGCAATTGACAAGGCTAACCTTGCCCTTAATAAGGGTGAAGAAATTTTCGACATTGATAGGATTCAGATTGCAGCAGCTCTTACTAATCAGGCTGAGCAATTGGGTAAAGCGACCTCTGCTGCTCAAGTCATGCAAATTGTCAATGACACTGCTCGTCTCAATGTTAAAAAGTCAATCCTTGCATTAGAAGATGCTATTGCTGCTAAGGATGAGCAAGCCATTATCGCTGCAACGGCAAAACTTAATGCAGATCTCAGAGTGCTTAATGCTTTGACTGGTCAAAGCATCCAAATGGCAACTATTAAATCTATTCTTGAAAGTCTTAAGCCTAAAGAGTTAATTGACCAAAAGAACCTAGATGAGGCACTGCGTAAGATTGAAGAAATGTTAAAGAAGTTTGGCAACTTCAAGTTTAATTTTGGCGGTGGCGGTGGCGGTGGCGGCGGTGGCGGCGGTGGCGGCGGTGGCGGTGGCGGCGGTGGCGGCGGTAGAATCACTAGCGGTTCACTTGGTTCTGGAATTCCAGCAGGGGATTACATTGCACCTATTGACACTACAGGCGGTTCTATTGGAGCAATTTTAGAATATGCCGATGCAGCTGGAGCAAGAGCAGAAGCTTTTGCCTATTTGCTAGACAAGCAAAACTATTCAGATTATTTAGGTCTTATTGACTACCAGAGAACAGTAGGCGATCTTGGGGGTTATAGTCGTACAATGAATAGCGGAGCGGGGTACGGCTCTACAATCGTGGTAAACACAGGCGTAGGCGATCCTAATGCTATTGCAGAAGCAGTAGACAAAGTTTTAAGAGATGCATATCAAAGAGGCACACTGACAACGATTGGCGCATTTGATCGATGACATGGCTTCCAGAGTGGAAAGTTACAGTAGGTGATGATGTTTATACGACTGTCACCTCTGTCTCTTTTGCATCTGGTCGCTTGGACATTGATCGCCAAGCCACCGCAGGTTACTGTCAAGTACAGATCATCAATCCAGACAACACGCCATTTACCATCAATGTAACAGAGCCAATTACTTTAGAGCTGAAAAACAGCGCAGGCACTTATGTCACTGTATTCGGTGGAGAAGTTTCAGACTTCAACATCGGTGTAAGAAGCCCAGAGGAATCAGGTTATGTCACTACGGGCACAATTTTAGGCATTGGTTCACTTGCCAGATTAACTAAGGCTATCTATAACACAGCACTTGCAGAAGGTTTAGACGGCGCACAAATTGCAGAAATTCTTAATCAAGCCCTTAACCTTACTTGGGCAGAAGTCACACCTACTATTACATGGGATACCTATCCCGCCACAGTCACATGGGCTAATGCAGAGTCTTACATTGGTGAAGTGGACTCAGGTTTCTACACAATGATTGCCCTTGCAGCTAATCCTTCTGTTAAGTCTCAAATTTTGACAGATCAGATTGCTAACAGCGCACTTGGTCAGATGTACGAGGAAAAGGATGGAGATGTCTCTTATGCAGATGCAGACCATCGATCTAACTATCTTGCAGCAAATGGCTTTACTAACCTCAATGGCGCGTATGCAACACCAAGCTCTATCACCTCAACAACTCAAACTGCTCGCATCCGTAACAGCCTTATCTATCGCTACTCCACAGCATACGCAAGCACCTACAGCACCTCAGATAGCGACTCTATAGCCTCTTATGGACTCTTTGAGCGTTCGGTGGACTCTAACATCAAGAATCTTGCAGACATCACTGACATCGCCTCTAGAGAGTTAAACTTGCGAAAGAATCCACGCGGATCATTGGGTGTAATTACCTTCCGACTCGATAATCCAGACATCCCTAGCGCGATGCTTGACAGTCTTATCGGTGTCTTTTTTGGTCAGCCAGTGCTTGTTTCTAACTTACCTAGCAATTTGCTCGATGGACAGTTCGATGGGTTTGTCGAGAATGTAGCCCTTCGAGCAACCCCTAGCTTTACTGAGATTACCCTCTACATCTCAGCAACAGATTTCTCACTATCAACTACACAATGGGAAACAGTATTGCCAGCCTCACTTCAATGGACTGGCGTGAATGCTATACTAACTTGGACTAACGCGACTGGAGCACTAACCTAATGGCAACTACCACACCCAATTTCGGCTGGAGCGTTCCGACATCCAGCGACTTAGTAAAAAATGGCGCAGTAGCCATTGAGACACTAGGCGACTCTATTGATGCTTCTTTGGTCGATCTAAAAGGTGGCACAACAGGTCAAGTTTTATCTAAAGCAAGCAACACAGACATGGACTTTACATGGGCTACAACAGCAGGTGGCGGCGGCAAGGTTTTGCAGGTAGTCCAAGCCACAACATCAACACAGGTGACAATCGCCTCAACTACATTTACAGATTCAGGCTTGACTTGCAACATCACGCCATCATCGGCAACTTCTAAAATTTTAGTGTTTACATCTCAAAATTATGAAGTTAATAGACTTAATGATAGTGCTAGCGGGTCAATTCGCTTGATGAGAGGTGCTACGGCTGTTTATTCAGTCGGTGCGACTTATGAAGGTATGGGTGCATATGGCTCAGGTAATACTGCTCAAACTGTACAGCGGACTATTGCCTCATTGGCTTATCTTGATTCGCCAGCAACAACATCAACATTGACTTACAAAACTCAAGGACGCGTGAACGATACTGGATTTAGCAGCACTTTGTATTTTCAGGTTAATTCCAACGCTACTTCGTCAATTATTCTCATGGAAATAGGTGCATGATGAGTTATTTAACAAAAGCAATCAAATCGTTAAAGCCATTTGCGGAGTTTTCATTAACCGGAGATGACTATCTAACCATTCAATGGGATGTGCTAGAAGGCGATGCGCCTACCAAGGCAGAGATTGACCAAGCAATAGAGCAAGTTAAATTAAACGAAATAGCAGAAGCACAAGCCAAGGCTGAGGCTAAGGCTGCTCTATTAGAGCGTTTAGGCATCTCTGAAGATGAAGCGAAGCTGCTACTTGGATGAAGGTCAAGTTAAGTAAAGCTGCTATCCAGTTAAGAGAGCAGTTTGATGACTCGTTCCCAGATCGTGACCGCACATCGGATGGTTGGATCGGTGATACCCGACACGCTGCTCGCAAGTCAGATCATAATCCAGATGCACAGGGCTGGGTTCGTGCCATTGATGTGGACAAAGATCTCCACAAAGGTGGCAAGCCCGATGTCATGGGAGATCTTGCTGATCAGCTTCGCACCTTATCCAAAGCACAAAGAGACATGCGTATTGCTTACATCATTTATGATGGAAGAATCTGCTCACACATCCTTAACTGGA